TAACCGAATTCTTGTGTTGCAGTCGTTAACCCGTCATTGGTTAGATCTCTGCGGAATTTCATAAATGCCCAAGGGCTTGATGATGTTCCTTGTCGTGGTCTAACAATAACTCGTCTAAATTCATCACCAACAATGGATGTATTTTGTGGAACTCTTAACGGATAGTTTTCTTCATAGATACCACTTTCTACTAAAACAGTAACCTGTGTAGATCTTGCAGCATCTCCATACATAATAGGCTCGCCTAATTCAAAGGCACCGTATTTGATATCGACGTCGAATATTTCGTTTCCGCCGCTGTCTAATGCTCCACTATGAGAAAGTATTTGTGCTAACGCACCAGAATTAACACCTTTTAAGAATAAACCTTCTCTAATATCTCGACCACGATATGCTGTTGGCGTGTTGGTCAAAACATCACCTGTAAAGTCTGTTCTATAGTTGTCTGTTCTAATTAAGAACCTTGGTAGGTCAGCTACAATAGTTGGTAGTGTTGTAAAACCAGATCCTTGATCGTCAATAACGATAGAAGCAATAACTCCACCTGTTACTACAGCAGTTCCGAATGCACCTGTGCCTCCACCACCTGTAACTCTAACAGACACTAGAGAATATCCTGTGCCTCCGTTGGTAATTGCCACAGAGTTTACTTTGTAGGTAACATCAAATGTAGCACCACTACCAAATGCACTGTCTGTGGTAGTCGTTATTCCAACTGATCCAGGCAATGCTGTATACACACCTGTTGATACTACTCTAAATGTAACAATAGCACCTGGAGTAGTTGCTGTAGATAATACTTCAACGATAGCTGGACCACCGCCACTTGCAACAGTTCCGCCTGACAGTGTTAATCGATCACCAACGTTGTAGTTTACACCGTTGTTGTTTGCAGTGATTGTATCGACACTCATTCTAACAGTAGCAGCAAATCCTGCTCCTGATAACGGAGAACTATCGATGTCTGTTAATGTGCAAGTTCCTGCTCCGTTATTAAATGTTAATAACTTTTGATAAGGACCTAGTTCTAGTCTAGATTCTAATTGTATTTCTTCTGCTTTTTTAAGAGCAGCTTCTAGAGTTCTAAAAGCGTATGCTAAAGCACGACCTTGTAGTGCAGGACTTACTCCTGGTCGATCGTCTTGTCCTGACAACGCTACATAAAGATTAGCTACAGAACCAAATGAAGAATTATCTACATATGCTTTAGTAGCAGCAACCAGGCCGCCGTAAATTGTATCGTCTTCTGGTTCAGGATTTCTAGATAAAATTAATGGCCCAGTCATTCTACCAAATGACGGATTTACTAATCCAGTAGCAGGATCTATTGCGTCAACGCCAGCTTTGGATATTTTAGTATCTGTGTAACCCTTATTAGAAGCTTCGTCACTGCTAACCGGAGTAGTTAAGTCTTCGATACGCCATTGATTACCGCCCGATCTAGCACTTAAATCTCCACCGAGCTGTGGGCTAGGGTCTCCTGAAATTTCAGAGAATTGTGTGCTGATTCTGATCTCACTTTCATTTGTGAGATTGTCAATAACGATACCTGTTCCCGCAGCAATCTGTTTAAACTTTAGTCCGTCTGTGGTTCTGTTAACGGCTAAAACTGCGTTTTCTTGACCAACATAGGTAGTTGGTGTATCGTCGAGAGCGATAAAAGTTAATCGTTCTCCTAAACCTAACGAGCTGTAGAGTTCTCTAAAGTTATCATTAACTTTTCTAAAAGAGTCTCTTATACTATCACCGGTTCCGTCATTACCAACAGAACCTATATCAATAACTTTTCTTGCCATAATTCTTCCTAGAATGAGCAGTTGCTCAGTTATTTATCGGAAAATTTTATAAGCCGAATGTAAATACGTGATGTTTGTGAAATCTATAATAACAGAAAGTGAATACACTAGAATCAGTAAACTAGGCCAAGCCCATACCTATAAGCGTAAAAAGACCCTAGCGATCTTCTTATGTGATAACTGTGGGAAAGAATTTAACAGAGATCTTAAACACGTGGATAGAAAGCGTTTAAGCGATAATTATTTTCATTGTTGTGCTGATTGCGATACTAAAAGATTCGCTCAACGTAAAGGAGTTGAGCGTAAAAAGATATGGGATATGCCAGCTAGTTTAGATTTGCCAGTATCTAAATTCTAAACGACTCACCGCAACCGCAGCGATCTCTTTCTGCTGAATTACGGAATTCAAACCCTTCGTTTAGCCCTTTTTTAACGTAATCTATTTCAAGATCTGTAAAATATGGCAGATGTCTTTCGTTGATATAAACACAAAATTTTTCAAACAGCTTTGTATAACCAGGTTCGAGCTCGCTAATCTCGTCAAGATATTCTAAAGTGTAGGCCATTCCGGAACATCCTGTAGTTCTTACACCTATAGAAATTCCTTTACCTTTGCCTCTTTTTTCTAATAATTTTTGTATTTGATTTTTAGCAGAGTCGGTTACGTTTATGATCATACTGAAAAACTGCTGCCGCAGCCACAAGTAGTAACAGCATTGGGATTTAATATAACAAATTGACTGCCGTGGACATCTTCTTTGTAATCTATAGTAGCGCCGGCCATATACTGCATACTCATAGAATCTACTAATATGCCGTTGATCTCAAAATCATCGTCATTTTGTTCTTCGTCTAAGGTAAATCCATATTGGAATCCAGAGCATCCTCCGCCCTGGACGAATGCTCGGACTTTTAGTTTTGGATTATTTTCTTCTGCTAAGATATCAAAAATCTTAGCCTGTGCCGATTCAGTTACTGTCAACATGTTTATTCTTGTAATCTGCTACTGCGGCTTTGATAGCATCTTCTGCTAAAATTGAACAATGAATTTTAACTGGAGGCAATGCTAGTTCTTCTGCGATTTGGCTGTTTTTGATTGTTCCGGCTTCGTCGAGTGTTTTTCCTTTGAGCCACTCTGTGACCAAGCTCGAGCTCGCGATAGCCGATCCGCAGCCATACGTTTTAAATTTCGCATCTGTAATAATACCTGTATCATCGTCTACCTTTATCTGTAGTTTCATCACGTCCCCGCAGGCAGGGGCACCAACCATACCGGTGCCCACCCCGGGTTCATCCTTAGAGAAACTACCTACATTACGAGGATTTTCGTAGTGATCGATCACTTTCTCTGAGTATGCCATACTATCTCCTTATTTTTTAATCATTGATAAAACTTTGGCCTTGATTACCTTTGCCCAGCTAGGCTCAGGAAAATGCCAACCAATAAATGCACCTACTAATAATAATATGATTGTATCTAACATTTTATGCTCCTTGTAGTCGAATATCAACAACATCCCAGTTGATGATACGCCAAATATTGTTAAGGTATTTGGCTTTGTCCTGTTGATAATCAAGGGCCCACGCATGTTCCCACCAATCAATCAACAGCGCAATCTTCATGTTCTTCTTATATTCATGATTGCGTATAGTCTGTATTTCACCAGACTTATCCATATATAGCCAACCGCTGCCCTGTATTGACATAGCAGTTTTTTCCACAGCTTCTTTGAACTTATCAAAGCTGCCGTATTTGTCGTCTATTAAAGATTTACTGAGCCCCTCGGGTTTATTAGCAGCCCTAGGCGGGGTAAGATTAGCGAAGAAAATGTTGTGCAACATAGCACCGCCGTAGTTAAAATCAGCATCGCCTTCACCTTTGTTATATCTCTCTGAATACTTGGCAGCTAGTCCATCAAAGTGATATTTGATGGTAGCTTCACTCATCACAGGTTCTAGTTCGTTTTTATCGAACTTGAGTTTATCTTGATAAATTTCACGTTTATCTTCGGATTCTTTTAGACTTTTAATAAAATGTAACATGTTAATATTTACCGCACTAAATAAACCATAAGGAGATTTTACCATGTTAGGTTTACTTAAAAAACTATTTGGTGCGAAACCAGCAGAAGCAACTGCGGAAGCACCTTACAAAGTTGAAGCACCTGTAGTAGAGGCAGCACCTGTAATTGAAGCTGCTCCTGCTCCTGTAGCCGAAACACCTGCGCCAAAGAAAAAGGCTCCTGCTAAGAAGCCTGCTGCTCCTAAGAAAGAAGCAGCTCCGAAGCGTGGTCGCAAGCCAAAGGCGAATTAATCCTTTTCGCTTCTTCGTAGAGTGCAAATGAGGCTAAATTCTTAGCCTTGCTCTCGCACATGATATCGAAGTAATCCCTAAAACTCAGTGCCCATTCATTCGCTGCTGTGTTCCAGTAGAAGTTTGAATGTGCTCTGAGTTTTGCTTTTTTATGTCCTTGAGCCATTAACGCATCAAGGGCGGGAAGGGTGTCGCGGGGATGGTTAGCAAGATGCTCTTCCCGTGAAACACTATAATGTATAACAGGCCGCACACCACGCCAGCTATCAATAATCCTTTTAACACGGTCGTCAGTAGGTTCAATATATTCTCCGGAATGTATCCAATGGTGGTGAATGTCTAACACTAGGGCACAATGATCGACTAGCTCGATGCTAGAATCTATGCCCCAAGATATTTCGTCGTTTTCGATTGTAAGGGTATTTCTTGCTTCAGGAGTCATGCGAGCCAACGCAGCAACGATGCCCATCGGTCCTTGTCTACCTGCGATGTGGACGTTGATTTTAAAATCTTGGAACGTTTTGCCGTAGCCCATCCAACGAGCCATGTCCACATGATATTCAAATTCTTCTATGCTCCTATTGACGATATCTGGATTATCGCTAGCAAGGACAGTGAACTGCCCAGGATGAAAACTAAGGCGAACATTGCGCGAGCGAGCCAAATCCCCAACCTGTTGAAATCCTCTTTCACAAGCTGCTCTGACATCGGGAAGCCGCCAAAACCAGCACCAAGTCGGCTCAGTGTAGACAGGAAGTATATCGCTGCTGAGTCGAACCATTCTAAGATCTTCATCCAATTCTCCTACTCGTTCAACTAGGAGGCGACTGGACTCGATGTTCTGATGTAACAATGACCATAGTTTTTCTACAGCCACATCCTTAGTTTGTCTATTTAACCAGGCAACTGTAGTAGAGCCTGTGTTATATTTTTTACAATCGTCCTTGGGTTTAATACCATCTACCTGATCAGGGCGATCGATCCATTTGCAAGCGAAGCCAATACGTTTAGTCATAAAGTATTGTAGCACACTTTGTATAAAAAGTCAAATACGTTTTTTTGGATATTTGTTTCTAAAATACTCAAATAGTTCTGTGATCATTCTTACTTTGTTTCCGGCAGTATCAGCCTTTGGAAACCTGCTATGGTTCACAAATGTATATGCATCTTCTAATTCTTCTTCGGCTTTATCTGCTGTATCTACTATGAATTCAGTATTATTTTTTTGGATCATCGATCTAGAAATAGGAACATATTGAACCAACGGTGTTCCTGCTCTAACCAAAGTTTCTCCTTCAGTGATGTGCCAAAATAATTGAACGCTAACGGCATGCATATATTTTGGATCAACGATTCCTATAGCTGCCGAGAATCGGTCTTCGTTATTGTAGGTAACTGGTAACTGTAACAACAGTATATCATCGCTGGCCTTCACACGCCAGGGCGTTTCTACTTTGATAGCGGAATGATGATATTCTTTATTTGTTGGAGCTACCTCTTTGGGTAACAATGGTTCAGTCTGTTCAGGACTATGCCAACTAACATAATAGTCTGTTCCGCTGAATGTATATTTGTCACTGTGCCGTTTAAACATAAACGGAGTTTCCCAACTGATATCACGATGATCTTTGCCTGTTCTAATAATAAAATCAGCCGGAGCCCTAAGCACATATCCGGTATTAACGATAGTTTTAATAGCAGGACAATTTAAAACGGTTTGGCGACCTTGTTCTGGTCTATTTCTTTTAGTGTTACCTAGCCCATTCCACTCGCGGTCAACATCTGCTGTGTTGATAACAGGATATGCAATAGCCACGTTAGGATCTAATGAATAAAATCTTACCCAACTTTTCTTCTTTCTAAAAAAATCTAACACCTTATCTCCAATTGTCCACTACAAATTGATCAGTAACATCTTGCGGTTTGGGATCGCCGTGGAATACAGTAACACAACATTCTGGATGTATATTTACTGTATGTTGCGGATTCTTAAATCTTCTTTTTCCATTTTGGATAGTGAGATCCTCTCGTCGACGTATTTCCCATTTGTAACTTTGAATCCATTCTATAGGCCACCATTTGATACGGTCTTTGCTAGTTCGCCAGATCCAATCTTGATCTCCGGGGAGTCTCATAGCATCAGCGGGATTCTTTTTAAAATCTCTCCATATATGACTTTGCTCTCCATGGTTCCATGCCATTACAGAACTGTTTAGATACTGCCAGCTACTGTAAAAGTGTCTATTGAAATCTCTAATACCTAGAAAATCATTGTTCCATACTGTGGCTAATTTATCTATGTTCGCATGTATGACCACATCTAGATCAAAATATATGATCCTTCCGCTGATGGGTAGAGTAGGATCAAACATATGAACTTTATGCCACCAGCCTTTTGAATATCCTGCATTAGGTTGAGTGATATTCCTAACACCTTGTATGGTATGATTGCTGTCCGTAAGGCACACAAATTCATATGGAATGGTCATATGCCTTGCTACCATATTACGTAGGCGTTCTACATAATCCATTCCGTATCTATTTCCGAATCTAACACACAATACGGTAATCTTTGTATTAGGGTCGTAAGATTTCTTAGCTACCTCTGCGTCTTTTTCAGCACGTCTAATAGCCTTGAGTCTTTTTCTTTCTTCTTTACTGAGATTTTCTGGATTTGACGTATCCATCGATAGTGACCAATTCTTCTAATATATTTTTTAATTTGTCTAAACGAACCATGTTTGGACCGTCTGACGGTGCATTATCTGGATCTTCGTGAGTCTCCATAAACACTCCAGCCACACAACCAGTGGCTACAGCAGCCCTCGCCAAGTAGGGCACCATTTCGCGGTCTCCGCCTGACTTCTCTCCCATTCCTCCAGGATTTTGCACAGAGTGTGTTGCGTCAAAGACCACGGGATAATTAGAAGATGCCATAATAGGTAAAGAACGCATGTCAACAACAAGATTATTATATCCATGAGTATATCCTCTTTCACAGAGCATTATGCGTTCATTTCCTGTTGAAGCAATCTTCGCCGCTACGTTTTTCATATCGTGCGGTGCTAGGAACTGTCCTTTCTTTACATTAACAGCACAGCCTGTTCGGCCTGCTGCTAATAATAGATCAGTTTGTCTACAAAGAAAAGCAGGAATCTGTAAGACATCAATGCCAGCTGTAGCACACAGTTCTGCCTGATAGCTTTCGTGAATGTCAGTTAAAACTGGCACTCCGAACTCGTGCTTGATCGAGTTTAGTATTTTGAGCCCTTCGTCGATCCCGATACCTCGTTTGGTATTGATACTGGATCTATTAGCTTTATCAAAACTACTTTTGTAAATCAAATCAATATCCAAGCTATCGCAGATTTCTTTGATGCTACCTGCTAGAAATTCAGCATGTGTTTGACTCTCGATTTGGCAAGGTCCGGCTATAAGAAAGATTTTATTGTCATTACCGGCAATGACTCTGTTGATAGAAAATGTGCGCATATTTCTATTTACCAATGTCTTATAACTCCGGCAATAATAAAGCAGTTCGTGATCAGATAAGAAAGCACGATGAATGTGCGAACAAGTGCTACCATATCAGCTTCTTGCTTAGTAGCACCTGCTTTTTCTCCCAGGGCCTTAGCCCAGATGCGCCATAGTTTACGCATTGCCCTCGTAGGTCGCTGAATTTCCTGCATGTTCGAAAACTTCTACACTTCTAATGCGAACTGTTGGATTGAGTGGATAACGATGATTACCGTTCTTTAATAACCAATCCATCTTATCATAACACATCTTAGCGAACAGTTCGCAGCCTACACCTTCTACGATGCGTAGGTCACAAACGCCATTGCGTCGATATGGTTCAGTTTGAACACGTTCTGAGTTACCGTCGTGTTCGGGATTTGAACTCCAACCAGCCATCTCTTTGAATCTAGGTAGTAAAGGATCGTCTTGTGCTATTACCAAAGTATGGTCAAACATATAGTCTGCCCATGCTTTGAATTCTTTAAGACCACCGAAGTCCATGCCCCAATTCTTTTCATCTAGTGTATCGCATTCGAACACTAGCTTAATACCAATCGAGTAACCATGTAGTAGTGAGCAATGACTGTGTGTGGCACGCCATTGTCTGAAGCAGCAACTAAGACCCCTGTCATTGCCGTATGTTTTTGTTGAAAGATATTTCGCCATCTCTTGCCTCCTGTAAAAATAAGCGAGTAAGTTTGATGACACGCAGAGTATTTAGAGAGGGGTGAGCGTCATTCAAGTCCTCTATAGGATAATTGTATTACAAAAATACTTATAATACAATATAAGACACATTATTTTTTTGCCATTCTTTAGGAAAGCTCCAATCCTGTGTGTTATGAATTATATATCTCTTCTCGGGAAACTTCTCGAATATTCTTGATATCTGATATATCCAATAACTAGGATCGATAGCTTGACTATCTGCTTTGGAATAATTGTCTGTGTTCTTGTATAGGTTATTAACTTTGCCGTTGGAAGAATACAGATCAAACCCGTATAGATGAATTTCGGATTCGGGAAGTAAAGACGCTACTAGAATAGCATAAGGACCGCTACCCCAATGAAATGGTTGGTCATGCCGGTCGATACTTTTGTAAGGTAACTCAGGAACTTGTCTTATACTTTTGTTCTTTTTGATTTTTCTAAAATAGTGATACCAATCTTCTCGAACATATATCAGTGTTTCTGGAGGGCAATGTGGAACTGCTTCTTCAGCCATCCTCCGATCACAACATACTAAATGATCAACGATGATATCTCTATGAATGGCATTACAACCGACCATTATATGATCAGTTTTTAATCTTTGAAGGTCAAGAAGTCGACGGCTTTCACCGTTGCCTAGGACTGCTATTTTCAATTTAGGTTATTGTTCCGAACGGGTTCCACTCTCCAGGGTCTCCGGAACGAGTGCATACCCAACCTACACATCCTCTGGGCTGTGGATTTGAATTCCAAACTATGTCACCTTTATTAAAGTTTCCTTTAGTTGGCGGAAGTTCAGCGTTCATGTGTAGTTTATTATTAAATCTTACAGAACCTGCAACGTGTAAGTCGACATTAGGATCTGGATTTTTTACACCAACGGAAAGTTTTCCGTTGACTGAAACCTGGATAGGATTTCTGTTGAAATTTCCAAGAATGATATCGCCATTAGCCTTGGCTGTTATTCTTGCTGTGTTATCAGTGACTATGTTAAAGTCTGTAGAAGCGAAGGTTCCAACTATTCCTTTAGCATCGTCGTCGGTGCCTAGCATCACTTCGATGCCCATTTCTGCTACACTTAGAGCAGCGTTAGGGGCTTCAGTGCCAAAACCTAGTCTATTGATATCTGAATTGTAGTAAAGATAGTTATCGATACTGACCGAACCATCTACGATAAGACCTTTTAATCTGCCTACTTCTCTTAATGAGCTCTTTGTGATAGTTGAGCCTAGTTCTTTAGCATCAAGAACTTTAAGTCCGTTAACAAAGAAACCTTTTTCTTTGGCTAATTCGATATTTTCAGAACTGAAAAAACGATCAGGTTCAGTTAAAAGAAACTGTTTTGTAGTGCCTTGACCACTAAAAATTATACCTTTACCGTAATTTGTTTCGCCTTGTTGTGCATGAAAGTCTAGAAAAGGCTTGTCAAATACGGCAGTTTTTTCCGAGGCAATAGCTTTTAATGCTTGGGCTAAAACGTCAATAGATTGATCTAGGGATTGATTATTCATATGAATATTTATCAATCCCTAGAAAGTTTTGAATTTAGCTTATTTTTAGCAGTATAGTTTCTTCGTTGATACGGCCATTGAGCTTAATATCTACTGCTTTAATTTCGTCTAGGAACTTGCGCAGAGCCACTTTACCGGCATCTTTAAACGCTTTGAGCTGTTCTTCGGGCTTACGCAGAGTCTTTTGCACACTCTTGATTTCGTCATAGCCCGTGATGGTAGTTCCTTTAACACCGAGCTCGCTGAACTCTCCTGCAATGTATTTGCCAAGTTTGCGTG